TTACGAAACAATGATATCGAAGTACATTTTACCTTCTTCCTTGTTGTAAATAATCTGATTTACTATGCCCCGGATCAGCACACCTTTTTCTTCATAGTCTACATCTGGATTCTTTAAAATATCATTCACAGACCGGATTTCCCGGAGAATTGATTCTGTATCCAGTTCCTCTTCCTGATCGTTCAGCAGGTGTTCCAACTGAGAATTTAATTTCAACCTGGAAGCGGTCAGGCGTTCTTTGTTGGCTTTGTATTCTTCCATAGTATCAATGCCGCTTTCATATGCTTCCCGGATCCGCTTTTCACGACTGGACAATTTGTCCAGTTCTTTTTGTAGCCGTTCAATTTCCAGAGTATCGTCTGTAGGTTGAGTTTTACGGATATATGTAAATTCAGCTCCATCCAGAATTTGATCAAAATAATCCGTAACAGCTTCTTCAGCTTTTTTTACAGACAGAGCCACAGAGGTTTTATGGAATCCTTTGGCATATTTCCAACACTGGAAGTATGGACACGCATTGTTTCCTGTGTAGGAGAGCGTAGCGCCGCAAATGGAGCATTTAATCAGTCCGGACAGCCAATGCTTGCAGGTAGAAACATTTCTTGCTTTGATCGGACGTTTCCGGGATGCAATCAGCTCCTGTCTCTTTTCAAAACGTTCTCTGGATAAGCGCACTTCATGGGCTCCTTCAAATTCTACACCATTCCAGATTACGGTACCACAATAAAAAGGATTTTCCAGAATCCGGTCAATAGTACGGCGTTCAAAAGGATTCCCGCGTTTGGTGCGATATCCAAGATCGTTGCAGCGCCTTGCTATGGCTGTCTCATCCATATTCTGGTTGTCATACAGATCCATGATATAAGATACCATGGCATACTCTGTTTCGTTAATAACAAAGGGCTTTCCGTGACCTACAGCATCATATCCCAGGCAGGGGGTAGTCTGGTAGCCGTGCTGCAGAGCTTTTTCCTTCATGCCGCGCAAAACCTCTCCGGACAGCCGAATAGAGTAGTATTCATCCATCCATTCAATAATGCGCTCGATCAGACTGCCAAAAGGTCCCTCGATCAGAGGCTCAGAGACGCTGACTACATCTACACGGTCCTTTTTCAGCATACTCTTGTAGACTATGGATTCTTCCTGATTCCGGGCAAAACGGCTGAATTTCCACACCAGGATTACATCAATCGGGTGGGAAGACTGTTTGGCAGTAGCAATCATACGCTGGAACTCAGGGCGCTTTTGTGCGTGCCGGCCTGAAACACTTTCGGCAAAGATGAAATCTTTAGAGACAATGATCTCATTCTTTTTGGCATAATCCAATAAAAGACGCTTCTGAGCATCAGGAGAGAGTTCCGACTGATCTTCGGTACTGACACGGATATACAGAGCACCTGTTTTCATAAAAACATCACCTCGGTTTTAAATTATGTGATTTTAAGTACAAAAATAACAGTCGAACAAAGTTTCTGATTGAACGACTGCTCCGAAGATGATACAATATTTTTGGATTGTGGTATCATTCTTCGGAATGTTACTTGCCGGTCTCTGTTGGCGCAGGGGCCGGTTTTTATTTTGCTGGTAATTGCGCTATAACAAGTCAGATATTTTAATGGTTAATTCAGGAAAAATATTCACCTGAATATTTTCTTCAAAAGAATATTGACCTGTGGCAGTATTGCTTTCAAGATCATAAACATTTACCGTTTCACTTATTGGATTGACTATCCAGTATTCCCTTACTCCGGCAGTGCGATATTTAAAAAGTTTAATTCCATAATCGCGAGCCTGCGTTCCGGTAGATACAACTTCAATTATCCAATCTGGTGCACCATGGCAGCCTTTCTCATCTATCTTTTCAGGAGAACAAACAACAGATACATCAGGTTCTAAATAGTTTTTGCTATCTTCATTTAAAAAGACTGCGAAAGGAGAAACGAATGGCTTGCAATTTCCACCATGAGCTTTAATGAAATTACGAATAGTGGCATAAAATTCTCCTACAATAATTTGGTGGCGAGTGTTTGGCGGAGCCATATTATAAATAACCCCATCAATCAGCTCCGCACGTTCTCCTTCCGGAAGAGCGAAGATATCTTCTGTAGTATAAGTGCCTGTGTTTGGTAATGGCATAAGATCAACTCCTTTCAGTTATGGTTGCCAATATACAGTGTATTTATAAGTTGCAAATATTTCGGGTATATTATATAATATACTTAACAAGGGAGCTGGAAGGTGACTGCACTTCACCCGTCCCGGCGAAAATTAAGTAAAACTATTTTAGAAATAGCCGTTCCTAAACTTTGACGAGAGCAGGACGGCTATTTCTTATGTGTAAGATTCAGAATGGCTACAATCAGTAAAGCAACGCTTACGATTAAACTTAATTCTTCATATGTACTCATAATAATCACCGCCTTCCGTAAGGTCTCGGAATGGGTGAGAGCACGTCCCCCGGCTCCCCGGGTAAATATATTATATTTTTAAGATATTCCCCGGCCAGAGCCGGGGAATAATAATTTAATTAAAGGAATCAATATCTAAAGAATACCCTAAAACTTCTCCAACATCAGTGCATTTGCCGCGTACAATAATATCTTGTCCGACATTCATCTCAGACACTGCTTTTTTCTGCTCATCATTTTTGATATAACATTGAATCCCAATGATGGCAAATTCGTCATTGCTTGGCAGGACGGATATGTATTTTCCACTGCTATCAATAGTTGACAATCTTCCGGAAACTTCAAGGTATTGGTTTTTGTATGTTTCAGCAGCATTCATTGCATTTGAAGTAAGATCATTCATCAATTGATCAACAGTAACCGCTTTGTAAGAAATTTCTTTTGGAGGCTGCTTTTCAGAAGTGGTGGTCGACGTGTCCTCTTCTTTGTTTCCGCCTAATGCAGAGCCTATTGCCGCTAAAATAACAATTATAAGGATAAATCCTATAATTTTTGACAAGCAACTTCCTTTCTTTTTCTCTTTCACAACCGTTACGGTTTCTTTTTGCGGAGAGATTGGGTGTCCGCAGTTGGGGCAACTTGTAGCGCCACTACTTACCTCTTTTCCACATTCTGGACATTTGATTAATGCCATAACTCTTTCCTCCTTAAAATGTAAATGTATTTTATTAAAACGCCGAAGCGAATTAATCCAATTTTAATTTAATCAATCTTTTATTATATCCTGTAATGCGGGATAGCTGATCAATTGAATACCCCATCTCCTGATATTCAGACAACACTTCATCCGGCAGTAAGAGTTCTATAGCAAACAGATCAGCTTCTCGTTCGTATCTGGCTCCATTGAGCTGCGTTCTGGTATCCATAAAAATTGCATTTGCTTTTTTATGTAAAAACATATGTCCAAGCTCATGAGCCAGAACAAAACGCTTTTCGGAATCTGATAACCGATCATCCAGATAAATAATATTATTACGCTGGAAATATTGATAAAAGCCTCGCACACCATCCAATGGATAATGCACAAGGATAACATTTAAGCCCCGGACAATTTCAAAAGGGTCGCGGCTCTTAAACATACGGGCGATTTTATTCGCCTGTTTTTTGACATCCATACGCGTCAGTCCTTCTTATATTTCTTAGGTGTGTATTTCTCCTTGTTCTTCTTTTTAGCCAGTTCCATACCTATTTGCATAGCGGAAAGGATAGAATCAATAGCTTCCGGACTGGCCGGATCTCCGTCAAACATTAACCCTTCCTGACTCATAAGTTGTTCTCTGGTTTGTTCCAGAATCTTTTCAATATCTTTTTCATCTTTTGGGGTTAATGTTGTTTCGCTGTTTTCATCAACAACATCTCCTGTCATTAAATTATCAACAGTTACATTCAAGCGTTCAGCTACTTGCTGGAGTTTTTCTACACTGGGAGTATTTTTATTAAATTTATTTATAGAACTCCTTGCAAATCCTAATTCTTGTTCCAAACGATTAATTGATAATCCTTTGGTTTTAGCGATATCTCTGATGTTTTCGTATAGTCCCATATATTACCTCAAAATTTTGCGCAATTAAAGCTTGACATACGCAAAATCTTGAGTATAATAAAAAATATAAGTTGCGCAAGATATTGCGTATATTGATTTTTAAGTTTCAGTTGGTGGTACTTCTGATTGTAGAATATTTTACGCAAAAAGTCAATATAAATCTCAAAATTTTGCGTAACTTAGACAGAAGAAGGAGGTGAAAGTTGTTGCTATACGATAATATCAAAAAAATATGTTCAGAAAAAAAGATAGCAATTTCTGAAATGGAAAGAGATTTGGGTTTCCCAAGAAGTTATGTATGTAAATGGAATGAAAATGAGCCGGGGATTCGCAAGGTGCAAAAGGTAGCAGATTATCTGCATGTATCCATTGAGGAACTTCTGGAAGAGTAGGAGGTGAGAGGAGATGCTGGGTAGCGGAAGAATTCATGACATTATGATTGATTACAGAAATGGAACAATACTTATTAATGGAAAAAAGGTGGAAATACCACTTAAGGTAATTGTTAAAGAATCGGATGGGTGGAATATTTCTAAACTTTTCAATCCAGAAATGGTGAAGAAAGATGCTAATGCAATATATCCAGAAGTGATAATTGACGCAACTGAATTGCAGAATGCTGTAGAAAAACAGGAATTGAAGAAAATTATAAAAGAAGCAATCGCAGAAATTCCCCGACAAGAGATTAAGAACTAAAGTCGGGGAATCAAGTTACTTGTAGTACAGTTTCAGGACGCGAGTTCCGTTTACAACGGTTGAGTCATCTTCCTGTATCTGTATTACATCGCCGGAAGGGGCCTGAAGAAAATCGGCAGTTGTTATTATATCACGTACATCTGCAGAGAACAGAATGTATTTACCGCGGGAATCTTCTCCAGGCGTTCCATCAAAAGATTCACCAGGTAGAAAGTTTTTAAGCAATGTGTATTTCATAAGATTTTCTCCTTTCATGATACTCAGACATGGCAGTGTCCTGTAGTTAAAGAATAGGAGCAAGCAAGTGAAAAGTCAATGGATTTTGAAGAAGTAAAATGTCACATACAAGCTAATCAGCATACGGTAATACAGGAGGTGATTAGGTATGAAAGAGATTACATACATTACCCGAATCCGTATCAATGGAGAATATCGGGAATTATCTCAAGAAGAAGCAAAGAAACTCCTGCAGGAGCGCATAGAAAACACCTTGCAGGGGTTGAATTACAAAAAAGCTGCCGGATAGGCAGCAGAAAGGAGGACAAGCCATGCGAAGAAAATATTTAGCAGCAGCATACATAGCCGTGTTTGAATGGCTGCTGTCCTGGCAGCAGTGGGATGGAGTAATAAAAACAGTCCTGGCCCTGTGGGTGTTCTGGGCGCTGAACTTAATGCTTATGGAACTTGCAGCAGGAGAGTTAGATAAATGGAGGGACGAAAATGAAGAAATATAACCCGGAGATCCATGCACCTCGTACCGGATGGGATCGAATCGGAATTGAGATGCGGATAGAAGAGGGATATGAACTCTATGTTGATGAAAACGGAGAGGTCTGGACAGCAGATAAAAAGCATTTTGCCGGGAAGATCAGGAAAGAGGAACCGGTATGCTGAGGATTATCAAAGAGAACAGACGGCTCCGGAAAGAAAATACGGATCTGCGTAAGGCTATCGAGGAAGCTTTGCAGGATTTACTGGATCCAGAGTGCCCTCCGGGCGTCCGGATCTTATCAACCAGTATCCGGTTGGAGAGAGCATTAAAAAAGGATTCTGAAGAGCTGCAACTCAACAGAATCCAAAAAAGTAATAGTTTATCACAGTCTTATTGTAAGACAGAATGAGAGGAAAAGCAATCATGAAATTAAATAAACTTGTTTCCACATTGAACATGGATCATGAAACATGGCTGCAGTACAGAAAAAAAGGAATTGGCGGATCTGATGCAGGAAGCATCTGTGGATTGAATCCTTATTCTACAGCGATATCTGTATTCCAGGACAAGACGCAGCTGCAGGCAGAAGAAAAGGCAGACAATGAAGCAATGCGCCAGGGCCGTGACCTGGAGGAATATGTGGCAAGAAGATTTACAGAAGAAACCGGAAAGAAGGTCCGTAGAGCAAATGCAATCTTTTACAAAGAGGAGCAGCCATTTATGCTGGCCAATGTAGACCGTCTGATCGTGGGGGAAAATGCCGGATTGGAATGTAAGACTGCATCTGCATATTCTGCGGATAAATGGAAAGACGGACATATCCCGGAATCTTATGAGATCCAGTGCCATCATTACATGGCAGTGACCGGGGCAGATGCCTGGTATATTGCCTGTGTGATCCTGGGAAAAGAATTTATCTGGCACAAGATTGAACGGGATGAAGAGATCATTCAGATGTTGATCCGTTTGGAGTCGGATTTCTGGAATAATCATGTTCTGACTGAAAAAATGCCGGCGCCGGACGGAAGCAAGGCAGCAGAGGAGCTTCTGACAAAATATTACGGTTCTTCGGATCCGGAGAAAACTGTTTCTCTGGTTGGATTTGATGAAAAACTGAAAAGAAGAGCGGAAATAGCTGCTCTTCAGGACAAACTGGATCAGGAAAAGAAACAGATCGAGCAGGAAGTCAAGGTTTATATGGAAGATGCAGAGCGGGCAGATTCAGACAGCTTTTCCGTATCATGGAAATCTGTTGTATCTAACCGGGTTGATTCCAAGAAGCTGAAAGCGGATTATCCGGATGTTTATCAGAAGTGTGTGAAGTCTTCGGAAAGCAGAAGATTTGTTGTAAAAGAAATTGCATAGGAGGACAGAGAAAATGGGAGTAAAAGATGCATTAGCAGAAAAAGTAGAAGGGAAAGGGGCAGTAAAGCTGACAAAATCCATGAGCATTGCAGATATGATCAAGGCTATGGAGCCGGAGATCAAAAAAGCGCTGCCTCAGGTGATCACACCAGAAAGATTTACAAGGATGGCACTTTCTGCGCTGAATACTACTCCGAAACTTGCAGAGTGCAGTCAGATGTCTTTTCTTGGAGCTCTGATGAATGCAGCGCAGCTGGGACTGGAACCTAACACCCCGCTGGGACAGGCGTATCTGATCCCTTACCGAAATAAGGGAAAACTGGAGTGCCAGTTCCAGATCGGCTATAAAGGCCTGATCGACATGGTTTACCGAAATGACAATATCCAGACGGTCCAGGCACAGTGCGTATATGAAAATGATGTGTTTGAGTATGAACTTGGCCTGGAGCCGAAATTGGTACATAAACCGGCGGTAAAGGACAGAGGAGAACTGATTCTTGTCTACGCTCTCTGGAAGGCTAAAAACGGCGGCTACGGGTTTGAGGTGATGAGTAAAGAAGATGTTGATCTTCATGCCCGGAAGTTCAGCCAGAGCTTTGGTAGTAGCTTCAGTCCGTGGAAGACTAATTACGAAGAAATGGCAAAGAAAACTGTGATCAAGAAGTGCCTGAAGTATGCTCCGATTAAATCGGATTTTGCGACGCAGATAAGTAACGATGAGAGTATTAAGTCTGAACTCAGTGTAGATATGTCCGAGGTTGTAAACGAGCAGGAAGCGGTAGTAGAGGCTGATTACAAAGAAGTGACAGGGAATTCGGAGGTAGAATCCGAGCAGACAGTTTGATTAATATAGGGTGCTTTCTAAAATAAATATATCACACGAATACAATAGCCCCTGGACGGTTTGTCCGGGGGCGGAAAGGAGTAATAATATGGACGCAATATGCTTTACGGTTCCGGGGAAACCTCAGGGAAAAGCCAGAGCCCGGACATTTTATAATCCAAAGACCAAAGGAATGAGCAGCATTACACCGGAAAAGACAGTTCTTTACGAAAACCTGATCGCAACCTGTTATATGGATAAGGCAGGAAATGATCGTTTTCCGGATGATTCTTATCTTCTGGTACGAATCCAGGCATTTTACGAACCACCCAAGAGTGTTTCCAAGAAAAAGAGAACAGAAATGCTGGATGGAAAGATCTTACCGGCAAAGAAACCGGACATTGATAATGTAGTAAAAGCAGTATTGGACGCACTGAATGGAGTGGCTTACCGGGATGATACACAGGTGGTAGAGCTGCATGTCAGAAAGTCCTATAGCGAGAAACCGAGAGTTGAGGTTTCCATAGAAAAGATTTAAGGAGAGAGAACATGGCAAGGCGAAGACAGGAAGGGAATCTGTTTTTTCGCCTGGATGTGGATTTTTTCTCGGACAAGAAAATAAAGATCCTGAAAGCCCGGTATGGGACGGATGGGATCACCCTGTATCTTTATCTTTTATGTGAGATATATAAGACAGGATATTATTTAAAGGTTGATGAAGATTTTGAGTTCATAATATCAGATGATCTGAATATGGACTGCAATAAGGTGAAGCAGGTCTTGAACTTCTTATTGGAACGGTCACTGTTTGATAACAAACTTTTTCAGTCGGACAAGGTCTTGACCTCTGCCGGGATACAGAGGAGGTACCAGGGCATGGTGAAAGCCCGGGCAATAAAGACTCCGATTCAAGTGGAAGGGTTTTGGCTTTTGCCAGAAGATGAAACGGAACCCTTTATTAAAGTGAACCCTTCTTTAAATAATTCCGAGAATAATCCTAATAATTCCAGGAAAAATGACGATAATTCCGAGAAAAAAGAGACAAAAGGAAAGAAAAGGAAAGGAGAGTATATATATACGGCTCCGCCGGGGAAATACTTTGATGATTCTTCTTTGAATGACGCTTTTGTGCTCTATCTAAATGTACGGCAGAATAACGGAGAGCAGCTGCAGCAGGAGCAGATCAGTCTTCTGCGGGAAGAGCTTTTGTCTATGTCAGATAACACAGAGGAATTGATTGCCATGGTGAAAAAATCAACCATGAAGGGCTGGAAGGGATTCTTTCCTCTGAAGAACCAGAAGAAGGGAAGACAGTCGGTGTCAGATAAGAACCGGTTCAATAATTTTCCACAAAGGGATAATCAGGAGTTGATCAGACAGTTGGAGGCAATGGAGGGAAAAACCTATGAACAAAATGCGTGAATATGAACGTGGCCGGGAAGACGGCCTCACCCTTGCCCTGCGGATTGTGAGGCAGGGGGGATAGAAGCCCTGGAGCGTGAGATCAGCTTCCGGGGGATCACTGGAATACATACCTCACTGGCAGCCAAAGATCTGGATAAGGCCAGTGAGAAGATAAAACAAATGACACTGGACACTTTTACGATCCTGAGTATTGCTGCTTTGCATGACGCCTTTGGTTTTGGCCAGACGCGCTGCCAGAGGTTCATGGACAAGGTGGCAGAAGGAGCTGATCTTCTGATGGATGATCTGGCAACCTGGCCGGATTACATAGAGAGCATCAAGGAGCAACTGGGGATGGATTTGGAGATACGGTGGAATGATTGAGGAGAAATAGTGAGCAAAGACAATTTACCCGGTCAATTAACTATTGCTGATTATCTTGCAGAGAAGAAATCAAGTGTGTTTTCTTCCTGTGGAGAATGTATCTGCAGGAATTGCCTGTACTGGTGGAGCAGTAGGTGTCCTTACGGAAGCTGTTACGATGACCACAGAGCAAAGACAGACCCTTACGACAAGGCTTATCCAGATAACTCGCCTCGGACAGCGTGGAGTAACTGGAATAAACCAGGAGAACAGTCGCATTGGTGCAGGGGTGGGATATTATATCCGGTAAGCTATTGCAAGCATTTTGTGAAATATGTCGGATGCAGTGTAGAAGATTGTGTGGCGGCACTCATACAGGTGTTTCAAGACGGTTTTGTAAATTGTTCTCTTAAGGATTCCATTGGCTGTGAAGCATGTATTGCACAAGCAGAGGGAAAAGAGAGCCAGAACGGATTTGACTGCGAATGGATGACTGATACCGGATGTGAGCGAATGACAACCGCAAAAAATTTGATTATACAGGCGATTGAAGAAGGCGAAAACATGGAAATGTGCCGGGAGCAGTGCTGCAAGGGATGCACAAGGACGTGTGGCTTCCGGTGTGGACAAACTTAAGGAGGATGATATGATACATTTGATCAAAAATTATTATGCAGATCCAAACAACATGGGATTTACCCTTGTTATAGATAAGGGCAGAAAAGATAAAGACGGAAAAGTGATGTATGATACGGTAGGGTACTGTGGGAGCTTTGAAGAGGTGATTTATCTGTTGAAGCGCAAAGTTGTAAATGACCGGTTGAAAACAGAACCTATGGAGCTGAGAGAAGCACTTCAGGTGATAAGAGATACCACCAGAGAGATTATAGAAGCTATGAAGGAGGTAATCGGAGATGAACAATAAAACCTGTACAACCTGTATAGACAACGACAACGGCCTCTGCGACCGCAAAGGCATCCTGATCCATGAGGACAATACCTGCGATCAGCACAGAGAGGACTGGCGGCAGAGGATGCTGGAGAAGTTTGATAGGAGGGGATGATGGTAAATGTAGAGGAAACAAAAAGATACAAAGCTAAACAGATGCGATACAAAAAATCAATCGCAAAAGATCTTAATTTGGACAAGATAAAAGAAGACCTGTGGGATATACAAGAGGCCTGCGAGGAAATTCGTTGGTACACTGATTCTGAGGACGGAGAAGATTCTCTTGTCAATGCACTGGCTGGAGATGAAGATGAAACTTATGAATTCAAAATGGCATTTGCTGATCTTTGCGCGGAATGTGAAAGAATGCAGGAGGATCTGCAAGAAGAATGGGTTCCAGAGTGCTTCGATATTTTCTTTGTTGCGGCAGGAGCTGGAGATCTGTTTGGTTGGGATTCTTATGAGCAAGATTATTTTGGTATTGATTGCGCGGAACCTTGGGCGGAAGACGAAGCTAAAAAGAAATTGAAGCAAATGACAAAGGATGAACTTATAGCTTCTGTTCGTCAATGCTTCAAGGTATACCAGGCATACATAAGCTTGAAAAATAGGTACGATTCGCTGAAAGCTGCTATTGATATTCTTCGGGATCAGAACACAGGGTATTTGCAGGTGATAAAAGAAATCGAAAAGCTATATGAATTAGCAAGCAAGGACGAGTGGACAATGAACGAGTACAGTAAAGAATCCAGAGAATGGAAAAGATATACAGATGCTCTGCCGCAGGAAGCATGGATTGTTTGAATAATTTAGTATTCAATGAGGAGGGATAAACCATGAACAAAGACTGTAACGGCTGCTTCGGGGCAGCAGGAGACGATTGCCAGAAATGCCAAGGGACTGATAAACAGCCATCAAAGCTGGATATCACACCAGAGTTGGCAATAGCAGCATACAATACGCTGATTGATTACTGCAAGCATCTTGGTTGCGAAAATTGCATATTTAACCAAATACATTATACCGGATCAAAAGAAATTACATGCGATTGCGATGTTTGCCCATCCTACTGGCAAGAGATCACTCTTCCTTCCTTGGATGGCAACACAGTCACCTACATAAAAAAAGAGTAACCTGTGGACGGCACGAAGAAGCAGTAGAGTTTTACGAGGAGGTAAGGCATGTACAAAGAAAAATTTGACACTTGCAAGCACGTTAAAGAAGTAGGACAGATTGCGATATATGTCCATCCAACATGCCGGCAAGCAACGATAATCAAGGGCATATTGGTGTCAAGTAAGAATAGATGTCGTAAGTGTCCGTATTGGGAGGAAAAACATTATGTACAAAAACAGTGAAGGATACCCTGATCAGGTACAGGGAGAAGCCCTAAACGGCGTCAGAAGAGAGGAACGACAGCGAGCTTTGGAATGCAAACACGGATACAGTCGTGGTCAGAAAATCGTAGTCGAAGCAAAAGTGCGGGAAGATAAAGGCAGCAGACGTATTTTTGTGAAAAAGAAGATTACATACACAGTAAAGCAGCTTTTCCCGTATTGTATTCTTCTGGAGGACAAGCATGGAATCAGAATCTGTCCAAGCTATACCAGACTGGAAGCAATGCAGCGGGGAGAGGAAGAGGAATAAAAAAGTGGGAGGAAAGACCAATGGATATCATAACTGCTCTTTCGCAATATTGTGCACTCCGGGGAGAAATAAAGGATCTTAACCAGAGAATAGAAGCGGATCAGAGGAAACTTGAAAAAATTGAACGGGAAGGAATGGTATCGGATTCTGTTAAGGGCACAAGAGCTGATGGTACGATTGGTTCTATACGAATCACCGGCTTTCCTGTTCCAGAATACGAAAAAGTAAAATCTATGATTAAGAAACGGTTGGCGAAATTACAAATTATGGAAGAAGAGTTGCAGGAGGCTTTAAATGCAGCGGATGATTTTATTAATAAGATTCCGAAAAGTGATTTAAGACAGATGTTTCGGTTCTACTACATAGATGATATGACTTGGAGAAGAGTTGCTACAAACATGAACAAGAGATTTCCGAATAAAGAGACACCATACACAGAAGACAGCTGCAGGAAGAGACACGACAGGTTTTTGGAAAAACACGAAGTTATTTAGCAAATGTCCGTTCATGTCCGCTTAATCTATGGTAGTATTTAAACTGGATTTAGTGATTTGACAGCATCATTAATCCTCCATCGTGGTAGCCAGGTGTTACAGCTTGGCTGCTGAATCAGGCTCAGACGGTATCGCCTTTACAGGAAAAAGTATAGAGACCGTCACCTAAAATACTTTATCTGAAAAATGCCCTACTTCGGTAGGGCATTTTTGTGCAGAATTCCATAGTACAATTGCAGAATATTTGTTCTGTAATTTGCTTATCTTCAATACAGATGTTTGTTGAAATATGTAGGATATTGGTATAAAATGGAAATAGATAAATGTATTGGAGGAAGATAAAATGTCACAGATAAAACCTCTTTTTGAACTTTCAGAGGAGATTGAAAGAAAGTATAGGAGTAAATTAAATTCTGAATTTATGGATGAAAGATTTTACGAAGAAAAGAATAGAAAACGGCGAGATGGACAGTTTCAGAGAGATTATTCACGTATTATGTATGCATCTTCTTTTCGAAGATTACAAGGGAAGATGCAATTGTTGGGAATTAGACCAGATCAATTTTTCAGAAATCGGCTCACCCATAGTTTAGAAGTAGCACAGATTGCGAGGTCAATTGCCTGTATTTCAAGATATACAATGTCAGAAACATATGTGGTAGAAGCTGGGTCACTTGCACATGATATCGGAAACCCACCATTTGGACATTCAGGAGAGAGAACATTAAACAAAATTTTTGCAGATATTGGAGGTTTTGAGGGTAATGCTCAAACTTTAAGAATATTAACTTCTCTCGAACGTAAAAGAGCAGATTTTCCAGGATTGAATTTGACATACCGAACTTTATTAAGTGTTGTGAAGTACTTTAATAAACGTAAAGATGAAAATGGGATAGAACATGAAAAATTTTTATATGATGATGATTACGATTTTTTGAAAAAATTCGTAGATGAACATGAACTGAAAGTACGCACATATGATGTTCAAATTGTTGATGTAGCAGATGAAATTGCTTATGCTGCTCATGATTTAGAAGATGGATTACGACAAAAATGTTTTACTATAGATGAAATTTTGCATGAGTACTTTTCAGAATATGGAGAAACTGATTCGTTTAAGGAATTGAAAAAAATTGTGGAACAAAGCCAGAAAAACAGTGGATATGGAAAGAGAGGGCTTGATTCATCAGAGTATTCAAAACTTTTTAGACAAGAGCTATCTTCTGGCATAATCAATGTTCTTATAAATGATTTAGGAATCTGTGAAGTTACTGATGATTATAAAAATAAAACAGGAACTGTTAACGATAAAGAGATAGATTTTATGCATTATAAAGAAATGGCAGATGGATTGAAAAAAATAACATTTCGCTGCATAAATCATAATGATGCGGTTTATACCTATGAAAGGAAAGGTGATAAGATCATTGAAGGATTAGTGAATATATATAAAAAAGATAAAAAACTTTTACCACCAGAATATAGAGCAGATAATATTATCGAACAGTATAAATATGAAAAAGACATAGAGCAATTACAAACTAGATTGATTTGCGACTATGTGTCAGGTATGATGGATTCATATGCTATAAACAGATACGAAGAGCTGACGGGAATACCGTTTGACAAAATAGTAATATAGGATGAGTTGCAATGAATAAATTAATGGGATTTTTAGAATTACAAAATATGAATTTACCGTCTGTCCCGTGGAAAGAATATAAAGGCAATGAAGAATTGCAAGAAGATTTACTATGGACTGTTAGAAGTGCAGTGTTTCGTGGAAACGATTTAAATCTTCCAAGATTGGTAGGAGCTGATGCCATGGAGGCAAAAGAATTTGCAGATGGGCTTTTACAGCAAATGAAAGATAAAGGAATGGTTCTTTTTTATCCATATTTTGTTGCTAATAAGAGTGGGATTCTGGAAGTTAGAATAAATAGTGTTATTATAGAGGCAGTCAAAGAAGATTTATGGAATCTTGTTACTTATTCAGATAGAGAGGTCACAATTATTCGCAAGGATGATGGCGTACAGACGTTTTCTGGAAACGATAAGTTTTTAACAGCGGAAGAATTGAATCAGATTTATAAATATATTCCGGAAATAAAGAAATTGTTTAGAGATGATTTATTGCAAGGGCATTCAGCACTATTGGAATGGAGTTTCGCACAGTCGTGTAATACTGAAAAGATACCAATGGGTGAGGAATATCTAGTCTTTTATGAAGCAAGAACAGTATAAAACATGGATATATGAAATAAAACAGGCACCCTTCGGGGTGCTTTTCTTATGCAACAAAATCATGCCCTCGCACATGGTACCGGAAACCACTGCTCAGTCAAAAAGGAGGTGAACCTGAGTGACAAAGAAACAGAAAAGATTTGCGGAAGAATACCTAATTGACCTGAATGCCACTCAGGCTGCCATCAGAGCCGGCTACAGCCCGGATACAGCGAAATCTATCGGGAGCGAAAACCTGACAAAACCTGACATTCAGGCATGTATTGCAAAAGCCATGGCAGAACGCAGTAAGCGTACTGGTGTCAATGCTGATCGGGTGGTAACGGAACTAGCAAAGATTGCTTTTGTAAATGCCAGCGACGTAATAGATGCCGATACGGCGACGTTAAAGCCAAATGCAGCTCCTGAGGACACGGCTGCCATTCAGTCGGTGAAGGTAAAAACCTTCGGAGAGGATGGTCTGGAACGTGAAATCAAGATGGCTGACAAATTGAAAGCCCTGGAACTGTTGGGTAAACATCTTGGTATGTTTAAGGATAAAATAGAACTGTCTGGCATTAATGAAGAAAAGAACAAACTTGACGATCTGATTCAACAGATGCGGGGAGGTGGTTAAGCTTCATGAGTTCTGAGAGATTGATACTATCAGAAAAGTACAAAGCCTTCCTGAGATGTGATGCCCCTGTAGAATATCTTGAAGGTACCTGACCACGGCAGCAGGAAAAACTACAGTCGGGCTTTTTAAGTTTATGCTGAAGGTGGCTGAAAGCCCGAAGAAACTTCATATCCTGGCGGCGGACGATACCGGAGCAGCAGAAAAGAACATCATCAATAAAGATCTGGGAATCCTAGATGATTTTGGAATTCTGGCAGAGTACAAGGGAAACGGATCAGGCGAATACAAGATGCCTCACATCCTGTTCCATACGTCCTCCGGGGACAAGATTATTTTTGTAATCGGCTACGGAAATAAGCGGAAATGGAAGGATGCTCTTGGCGGCCAGTACGGATGTCTGTATATTGATGAGATCAATACAGCAGACATAGATTTCGTTCGGGAATCTGCCATGAGATGTGATTATCTGATGGCAACATTGAACCCGGATGATCCGAACCTGGATGTATACAAAGAGTACATCAACTGTTCCAGACCTCTTCCGGAATGGGAAGAAGAAACACCAAAAGAAATTAAAGATGAGCTGAAAGAAGAACCAAAACCAGGCTGGGTCCATTGGTTCTTTTCTTTTAAGGATAATGCAGGCCTTCCGGAAGAGAAGCTGCAGAAGATCATCCAGAACACGCCAAAAGGAACGAAGATCTGGAAGAATAAGATTGAAGGTCTTCGAGGAAAAGCAACCGGTCTGATTTTTCCGAATTTTGACCGGAAGAAGCATGTTGTTTCAGCAGAATGGGTAAGGCAGCAGGTAAAATCTGGAAAGTTGAAATTCAAGAAGTTTACAGCGGGGCTGGACACCTCGTATTCCAGTAAGTCGCCAGATACCATTGCCATGATATTCCAGGGAATAACAGAGGACAGAAAACTGATTACACTGGCAGAAAAGGTTTATAACAATGCAAAACTGGATGTTCCTCTTGCACCATCAGATACAGCAGTGAAATTCATTGCATTTCTGGAACAGTGCCGGAAGGACTGGGGATTTGCCAGGGATGTATTTATAGATAATGCCGATCAGGCAACAATCACAGAATTAAATAAGTATAAGCGGCTAAAGGGTTGTCTGTACAGTTTCTATGACAGTTATAAAAAAGTGACAATCCTGGACCGTATCAATCTGCAGATTGGTTGGATCCAACAGGGATGTTATCTGGTTGTAGATACCTGCATGGAACATCTGGCAGAGCTTGATTCCTACAGCTGGAAAGAAGATAAAGACGAACCGGAGGACGGACACGACCATACAATTAACAGTCAGCAGTACGCCTGGATTCCCTACAGGCACCTGATCGGCTTTGAGGAGGAGAAGAAATGAGGTGGGTTAAAAATTTGAGCAATAATATCAAACGAGGCATCAGAAGCTGGCTGAATGTACAGGAAGCCAGCCCTACAAACATACTAATTAATGAACCTTTGGACTATGAAGCAAATGCAATCAAAAACCGGATCTGGTACCGCGGAGACAGCGAGGAGCTGCAACAGCTCTACAGCCAGATTGACACAGGGGTAGATAAATATAAGTTTTGGGCCTGCAAGAGTACGCCGGGACAGGAAATCAGGAAGATCCATACAGGACTTCCGGCACTGGTTGTAGATACTCTGACAGGAATCACCCTGGAAGATCTTGACATTCAGATTGAAAAAGATCGGGAAGCGCAGGAAGTGTGGAAACAGATTAATAAAGACAATAAATTCCGTAAAAAACTGGAGAAGGCAGTGAAAGAAACTCTCTATATAGGAGACGGGGCTTTTAAAATATCTTTTGATATACAGCTGAGCCAGTATCCGATCGTTGAGTTTTATCCGGGAGACAGGATCGAACTGGTAACAGAACGTGGACGGATCAAGGAGATTGTGTTTAAAACAGCGTACAGGCATGACCGCCGGGATTATGTTCTCTATGAGCATTACGGATACGGAATGATTACATATGAGCTGTACCGGGGAGAGACGCAGGTTTCTTTAAAAAGCATCCCTCAGACCGAAAACCTGGTAGATGTGGCGTTTGGAACAGATAAGCCGGAAGGGAAATATATGATGGCTGTGCCAATCCAGTTCTATGAATCCGGAAAGTGGGATGAACGGGGACAAAGTATCTTTGATAAAAAGATAGATTCCTACGATGCTTTTGATGAGGTGTGGTCACAATGGATGGATGCGGTTCGCATGGGACGCGCAAAGGAATATATTCCAGACTGCCTGATCCCCAGAAATCCGGAAACCGGAGAATTGATGAGACCCAACCATTTTGATAACCGTTTTATTGCAGTGGGAAACGATATGTCAGAAAATGCCAAGAATATGATTGATGTGGAGCAGCCTAACATCCCTCATGAAAGTTATCTGGCATCCTATTGTACAGCACTGGATCTCTGTCTCCAGGGTCTGATCAGTCCGTCAACGCTTGGAATTGATGTGAAAAAACTGGATAACAGTGAGGCACAAAGAGAAAAAGAAAAGGCTACGCTTTATACCAGAGGCACCATCATCAATGCACTGCAGGTGGATATTCCGCTTCTGGTAGAAACTGTACTAAAAGCTTATAACGAGTTTTACAGGAAACCGGTAAAACCAGTAGAGGTGACGGTAGAATTTGGAGATTACGCAAACCCGTCCTTTGAATCCCAGATAGAGACGATCAGCAAAGCCAGACAGGGACAGATCATGTCGGTGGATGCAGCAGTGGACGAACTTTACGGTGATGATAAGGACGATACCTGGAAACAGGAGGAAATTAAACGGCTTAAGGAAGAGATGGGAATCGGTGAAGTGGAAGAGCCAGGTGTAAATCTGGAAACTGGTGGATTCAAGGTGAATACAGGAGGATCATATGAAGGTAAAGGTAGCAAGCAGAACATACAGAATGAGCCGAAAGGAGTTTCAGAGCCTTCTCCAAATAGCAAAGGAACAGGTTCCTAAAGGAGTGTACGCGGTGGAAAAAGGTGATTATGCAGAATTGAGAAATGATAATTGCCGAAGTGCTACCCAACTCAAAGCTCTGATCCGGCAGTTTAAGGGCCAGGGGTTTAAGGTACATGCAAACGGGAGGTGATCCCGTTGCCTAAGATTAATGACCAGTACGATATCGGAGATGCTTTTGAAGCAATCGAAAATGAGCTGATCAGTTCCATGATCCGGAATTTGCGCCGGCACAAACAGGAAGAGGTTGACGAGAAAAAGCAATGGTCCATGTGGCAGGCGGAGCAGCTGAAAGCACTGGAAAAGTATAAAAAATTTAATCAGAAAAAATACGGTCAGCAGTTTAAGGATATCAACAAGAAAATTCAGGCCTTGATCAGCATAGCCAGATCAGAAGGGGAGATGGATCAGGAGATTGCGATTCTGGAGGCTATCAGAAAAGGCTTTCCGGCAAAAAGGATATCCAAAGGGGCTGCGGCAGAGTTCTTCAAGCTGAATGAAAGAAAGCTGGAAGCTCTCATAAAAGCTACTACGGATGATATGAAAAAGGCTGAGACGGCAGTTCTGCGTATGGCCAACGATCAGTACCGAAAGATAATCTATAACGCTCAGGTATATGCCAATACCGGAGCCGGAGCCTACGAAAAAGCTGTGGATATGGCAACAAAGGATTTTCTTTCTGCTGGTTTGAATTGTGTGGAGTATGCCAATGGAGCCAGACATACCATAGCTGATTATGCAGATATGGCAATCCGGACAGCCTGCAAGCGTGCTTACCTGCAGGGGGAGGGTGTGAAACGTCAGGAATGGGGAATACATACGGTTATTGTGAATAAGCGCGGAAATCCCTGTCCGAAGTGCCTTCCGTTCTGCGGAAAGGTGTTGATTGATGATGTATGGAGCGGCGGAAGCAGGAAAGATGGTTCTTATCCACTTATGAGCACTGCGGTAGCTCATGGACTTTATCATCCCAGATGCAAAGACAGCCATACCACTTATTTTCCTGGTATCTCTACAGCGGATGATACCTGGACCAAGGAGGAACTGGAAACTATTGGCCTGAAGAGTAAGGCAGAAGCCCGGCAGCAGTACGCAGAGCGGTATGAGAAACGGTTTGGGAGATTAGAGAAAAATTCCCTGGATGAGGAAAACCAGAAAATGTACGCAGCCAGAAGAGAAGAGTGGAAAATGCAGAAGGAGTTAATAGCGAAACCGATTGAAAAAGTTGCTGATTCTGGTATAATCAACTTAAAAAGTGCGAATGAGGAAAGCTCAGTGACAGAAATACGGAATTTGGGTAAGATAAATATAGAGGTACTTGAAAAAGAATTTGGAAAGATTCAGACAGACGAAATTATTGTAACAAATGAGCGTATAGATCACATCAAAGAACGGCATCCGGAAGATTATGATTTATTTGAAAAATACGGAGAGGAAAGCGTCTCGTCTCCAGATCTGATCATAAAGGATATAAAGCATCAGGGTACGGTGTTTATGGTGAAGAAATTACCGGAAACAAACTTGAATGTGGTAGTACGAGTGGTTCTTGAAACGGATGACAGTAAACTAAAAAATTCTGTTATGACATTTTACAGAATCCGAGAAAAAAATCTCAAAAAATTAATAGAAAAAAATGGGATGCTTTACAAAAAGGAATAGCTATTGTATAATATCCATATAGTAATAATGGCTTTACCCAAAGGATTATTGAAGTAGAGATTGTGCTGCTACGCACCTACTGGGTCAAAAGAAATGCGGGAAAGGGCACACCCGCCAATAATTCTTTGGTTTAGCAAATATAGATTATTCATACCACCAGTCAGAAATGACAGGTGGTATTTTTATACCCATTTTTAAGAAAGAACGAGGTGAAAAGCTATGATTATTACAGGAATGAAGCATTTTGAAAGCGTATGCCAGAAGAAATTGGTGGAGTGGTACAACAAAAACAGACCTAAAACACCTATTGATTTAGGTGATGTGTTTATTGTTTGGAGCTGTAAAACTCTTCAGAACTATAAATGTTTGGTATCCACTACAGTATCTGGTGATGGCATCTATGCAGAATATACATTTAATGGAGACAAGCAGGAGCTCTATGAGGATGTTTATAAGAAACTCACAAATACCTGTCATACAGAAGAATGATACAAAAATATAAAATAACCAAAGATGCGGATATGCTGGCTCCAAACTGGCTGACAGACCGCATAGACTACAAAACAGTAAAATTTTTGTACGGCATCTGTGATGGTGCAGAAATCTTGAAAGGGGGTGAGGGTAAATGACCAGACGGCCAAAATCGGTGATACGATTTGCTTTGATGGTAAGAGGTTATCAGTAGAAAGGCGGTGATTCTGGATCTCCCTTTGAGGCACGGGGTTAGGCGTCTTCTTTTTATGCTCCGAAGAGCCTAAACTACACGGAGACACCGGGTTATCAACTGTTTTGTGAGACACACATAAAACTGTCAGGCGCAGACAGCGCGAAAAAACTGTAAAGGAGAAGAGAAATGGACAAGTCAATGAGAATCCCTATGAATCTGCAGCTTTTTGCGGAACCGGGAGGAGAATCTGCAGGCGGCGATTCAGGAAGCGGAGCGTCAGGAAACCAGCAGAATCAGAATAATCAGCAGACGGGACAGTCGTTCCAGTTTGATTATGAAAAGCTGGCAAGTATTGTGGCAGGAAAGCAGTCTGCCACAGAGGAAAGCGTCCTCAAAGGTTATTTTAAGCAGCAGAATCTTACCAGGGAGCAGGTAGATCAGGCAATCGCGTCATACAAGGAGCAGCAGGCGGCCAATACGCCGGATATTGGTGCGCTTCAGCAGCAGGCAGCTCAGGCTCAGGCGGCAGCACAGCAGGCAAACATTGAGAAAGAAGCAATGTTTCTGGCCGGAGAGCTTGGAGTTGATCTGAAAACCATGCCCTATGTGTTGAAACTGGCAGATCTGTCAAAGGTCGCAGATGAAAAAGGAACTATCAACAAAGAGAATTTAAAAGCAGCATTAAACACAGTGCTGGAAGAGCTGCCACAGCTGAAACCGAACACACAGACACCTCAGAGTGGATTCCGTCAGATTGGATCCGGCGGAGGACAGGGTGCTTCAACTACAGAGGACCAGCTGGCGGCAATCTTCGGAAATAAAAAATAAAGGAGAGAATGAAATATGGCAGTATATGAATACGCAGATCAGTTTGAGAGACAGCTGGCACAGAAATACGAAAGGGAACTGGTATCTTATGAGCTTACCCAGTCCAATCCTGGTATCAAGTTTATGAACGCTCAGACAATTAAAATCCCAAGATTAACGGTATCCGGTTACAAGGACCATAACAGAACCAATATGGGATTTAATACCGGTACAGTATCTAATGACTGGGAGCCGAAAAAGCTCACCCATGACAGGGATATTGAGTTTGCCATTGATCCTATGGATGTGGATGAAACCAATCTGGTGACGGAGATTGCAAATATCCAGAACGTTTTCGAGGAAGAGCAGGCGATCCCGGAGAAAGACAGTTATCGTTTTTCCAAGCTGCTTACAGAGGCAACTTCCTATACGTCTAAAGGTGCGGTTGTGGATGAGACAGTCCTTACGGTATCTAATATCCTGGAATGGTTTGATGAGCAGATGGCGATTATGGATGATAAATCTGTTCCACAGGAGGGAAGAATCCTGTATCTGACCTCTGCAATGCAGAAGCTCCTGAAAAATGCAGATGGTATCACCAGGACAATGAGTGTCGGTGCTGCAGGTGTGATCAACCGTCAGGTGCATGGTCTGGATGATGTAAAGCTGAAACCTGTACCCTCTGCAAGATTTAAGACAAAGTACAATTTTACAGATGGATGTGCTCCGGCAGTAGATGCAAAGCAGATTCACATGATGCTGGTACATCCGTCTTGTGTAATCTCCCGTGATAAATACGCATATATGAAACTGTTTACTCCGGGAACTGACAGCCGTACTGCAGACAAGTATGTATATCAGAACAGGTACTATACAGATACCTTCCTGATCGAAAGAAAATCCTGTGGTATTGCTATTAACAGGGAGGCGCAGGGCTGATGAGAGCAGAAAAAGGAAATAAGGTCTATACGATCACAGAAGAGCAGAAAGAATACTATCAGAATGATGGCTTTGATATCTTTTCTGATGATGGAGAGATTATAGCCTATGGTACAGGGAAAAATGTTCCCTATGAGAAATATGCTGCTCTGAAAAAAGAAAATGAAGTCTTAAAAGAGAAACTTGCAGAGACTGAAACGCCCCAGGCAGACGAAAAGCCAGAGGAATCAAAGACAAAGCCTGCAAAGAAATGAGGTGGCATAGATGCCGTATATTCCATATGCAACGGAATTGTATTATGAATCAGGTTATGGGGGCAGTCTGATTCCCGGCGACAGCCTTCGGAGACTTCTCATCCAGGCATCAAGACATATCGACACCCTGACCTACAACCAGATTGTAGGCCGGGGATTTGATAATTTGACAGAGTTCCAGAAAAATGTGATTCAGGAGGTCGTGTGCCGACAGGCGGAGTTTGAATACGAAAATGCGGATGAGATCAGCAGTGTTCTGAGTTCATACAGCATCAACGGCGTATCAGTGCAGTTCGGCAGCTCCTGGAACGTATTCACAGACAGGGGCATTGCTATGAAAAGAGATGATTATGCACTGCTGTGTCAGACGGGCTTGTGCTGCGGATTGTTGAGGTGATGGTATGAGATATCCCAAATTGGTACCGGAAAAGCTGTGTAAGACAGATATTATCCTGGAATTTGAACAGGAGGGGTTGAATGTATACGGCGAACCTCTTCGAACAATCACCTGGAAGGGAAAATGTAATTACCAGGATAAGGCAAGAACCGTTTACACTGCGGAAAAGAAGCTGATACAGGTTACAGGTACAGTCCTGATCTCTGCTGACCCTTGCCCGGAGCTTCCGGTGATAGCTTCCGGCACAGCAGAGATAATGGGAGTGAAACGCCAGATTGTGCAGGGTATGAAAGCCCGGAATACAGATGGAACCGTAAACTATGTGGAGGTGATGCTGGTATGATCAAAGTAAGTTCAGCTATAAAATTGAATATGCCGAAAATAAAGCAGCTTACACAGGCCCAAGTGACGGCTTTGGAGCAGACGGCGGAAGCACTTCATACCGAAGTGGTGCAGGCACAGGTATTTCCACGGGATACCGGAAACCTGCAAAATGAAAGTACTTTTGTAGATTACTCTAATAGCAGTAAAGGAAAAGTATCCATTGTATCCAACACACCTTATGCACGACGCCTGTATTTTCATCCAGAGTATCATTTCCAGAAAGGCGAAAATCCAAATGCTAGGGGCAAATGGTATGCAGACTGGATTCCGGGTGGATCGCAGGCTGATTTTGCGGTAAAGGCATTTAAAAATATCTACAGGAGGCTGACAGGTATATGACACTGGCAGATGTAAGAGATTATATTGCTTCTCTGAATATTACAGAGCCTCAAAAGGTCTATATGGGGAAACTGGATGCGAAACCGGATAAAACCATTGGGATTTATCACAGCAAGCATCAGCATACTTACAAGACCGCTATCGGAGGCGCCTCTTTGGAGTCCTACGACACGAAATACGTCACCCTTCTGGTTCATTGGAATAAGTCTCCAAGAGATACAGAAAAGGCAGCCACAGCCTTATTTGAGGCTTTGACAGCCACAAGAGAAGCACAGATCAACAATGAGACAATTAAATTTATCCAGCCGCTCTATGAAATACAGGATGTTGGTACGGATGATTCCGGCATCTACGAAATGGTTATAGAGGCGGCTTTTATTTATGCGAAAGGAGAATAGCATATGGCAGGAGCAACAGGAGTATATCCATGTTATGAAAACCAGTTTCAGATTGACAAAGCCGCAGCCGAAGGCCCGGCATCTTATGTCAATATTGCAGACTGCGAGACTTTTGGCGTTGCATTTGACAACAATATTGAAGAGTGGACACCATTTGATACACAGGGCTGGGTGCGCCGGTTAATGACCGGAAAAGGTGTGACTATTACTGTTACAGCAAAGAGAAACGTAGGAGACGAAGGAAATGATCTGGTTGCCGGGCTGACATTTGAGAATGGAAGAAAGGTGGAAAAGAATTTCCAGTGGACGTTCCCAGACGGAGCCAAAGTAGAGTTCCCGAAAGCGGTTATCAATGTAACAAATGTAGGAGCAGGCGATTCCACTGCAGTAGCGCCTTTAGAATTTGAAATCATGAGCAATGGAAAACCAACCGTTACACCGAAAGGAGAATAAGCATGGCAAAAGTAGTAGACATTACAGAAAAACTCAGTTTTGACGAGAATCCAATTATGCAGATTGGAACCTTGGAAGTAGAAGTAAATGCAGATGCAGAAACTATGCTGCGTCTTATGGGCGCTTTTGGAAACAAAGGGGAGCTTCAGGCGGTAGAAGAGGCATTGAACCTGATCTTCAAACCGGAGGACGTAGAAAAGATCTGCAATATCAAAAAAGGAAAGAAAAAACTTTCTGCAAAATCCCTGATGGTCATTGTGGAGGAAGCAATGAACCTTGTCATGGGAGAGGACGAAGCGGGAGAGTAGTGACCCGTACTATGATTTGGAGGGAGACTTTGATCTAATTGTGTCTTCCTTCCAGTCACAGTACGGGATACGGCTATCAAAAGAACTTCCGGCAGGAATGAAATGGAGCGAATTTCGAGATCTCCTTGTTGGGTTGGGACCGGATACAGCTCTCGGACGTATTGTTTCCATCCGATCAGAGGAAGATAAGGAAGTTTTGAAGCACTTTACCAAGGAACAGAAACGGATCCGTAATGAATGGAGAGCCAGACGGGCAAAACAGATTAAACCAGAAGATATGAATGACATTCTGGAAGGATTTAAGAAAGCGTTCATATCCATGGCGGGAGGTGTGAAAAATTGAAAAAATAAAATGTAACAAATGTGGGCGGACGCTTATGAAAGCAGATGTCGTAAAAGGAGAAATCAAATGCCCGCGCTGCGGAGCTATTAATAAATTGAATTTCAGACAAGGGCAAGAGTCAATAGGCTGCACCAAAGAGTAGCAGCGCGTACCTACCTTGCGTTTTAAGGTAGGTGAGATATATGAGTGCTACAAGTGTAGGTGAGATTGGCCTTGATCTGGTTGTTAATCAGAAAAAATTTCATAAGCAAATGTCCGGGGTGATGAATCTTGCCAAAAAGACAGGTGTTGCTCTTGCGGCTGCCTTCGGAGTAAAGAAGCTTGCAGATTTTGGAAAACAGTGTCTGGAACTGGGATCAGATTTACAGGAAGTACAAAATGTAGTAGATGTGACATTCCCTTCCATGACAGCCCAGGTGGATAAATTTGCAAAGTCGGCAGCAGGAAGTTTCGGTCTGTCAGAGACAATGGCAAAGAAGTTTACCGGAACCTTTGGAGCTATGGCGAAGTCCTTTGGATTTTCAGAAAGAGCCGCCTACGACATGGGGGCTACACTTACTGGACTTGCCGGAGATATTGCTTCTTTTTATAACATCAGTCAGGACGAAGCATATACAAAGCTAAAATCCGTGTTTACTGGAGAGACGGAATCCCTGAAGGAACTTGGGGTTGTTATGACTCAGAGCGCTTTGGATGCTTATGCATTGGCAAATGGCTTTGGGAAGACCACTCAGGCTATGTCAGAGGCAGAAAAGGTTGCTCTCCGGTACCAGTTTGTACAGAATCAGCTTTCTGCAGCTTCCGGGGATTTTGCCCGGACAAGTGGATCCTGGGCGAACCAGGTTCGTATCCTGAAATTACAGATTGACAGTTTAAAGGCAACGATCGGCCAGGGGCTGATTAATCTGTTTACACCTATCATCAAGGTAGTAAACACTCTGATCGGGAAACTGGCAACTCTGGCCAATGCTTTTAAGGCATTTACGGAGCTGATTACTGGAAAGAAGAGTCAGGGATCTTCTGCCGGAGGGCAGATTGCTGAAATGGGAGCGGCAGCAGTAAGCGCCGGGTCTGGAATGGAGGGAGCGGCTGCATCTGCTGACGATCTGGCCGGATCCAGCAAAAAGGCCGGACAAGCCGCAAGAAAAGCCGCCAAAGAAATGCGCGCCCTTATGGGGTTTGATCAGATCAATCGACTGGACGATAACTCTTCGAGTGATACAGGAGATACATCTTTACCCTCAACAGGCGGTAGCGCAGGCACCGGAATCGGAGGAAGTTCTGTAGATTTTGGAAGCCTGGCACAGGGCGAGACAGTAATTGATCAGGTTGACAGTAAGTTCACGAAAATGTTCCAAAACATTGTTAAGTGGACAAAACCCGCCACAGATGCATTGAAAAACCTGTGGAACCAGGGGCTTTCCAGACTTCGGGATTTTGCGTGGGGAAGCCTGAAGGATTTTTACAAAGGTTTTCTGGTGCCGGTTGGAAAATGGGTGCTGGGGAAAGGAATCCCGGATTTTATCAATGCCTTGAATAATGGTCTGATGAAAGTGAATTTTAACAAAATTCGTTCATCACTCAGGGGACTGTGGGATGCGCTTGCTCCCTTTGCAATCCATGTCGGGGAAGGACTTTTATGGTTCTGGAAAAATGTGCTTGTTCCTCTTGGAACATGGACTGCAAACGAAGTGGTTCCCCGCTTTTTAGATACCCTAAGTATTGGCATAGGTGCACTGAACAAGATTATAGAAGCGCTTCAGCCGTTGTTTCAGTGGTTCTGGGACACGGTATTACAGCCTATTGCAAGCTGGACAGGAGGAGTCTTCCTGCAGGTTTGGGATGGAATTAACGGTGCATTACAAGCATTTTCTGGATGGTGTTCTGAGAATCCGGGAATAGTCCAGGCAATGGCGTTGGCAATCGGATCTTTGTTTGCAGCATTTCAAGTTTCTGGTTTGATAAGTACACTTTCAGGATTTATCGGAACTGCTGTAAACGTAGTTTCTTCCGTAAAATCAATAGAGGGAGCGCTGTTTTTATTAAAGACTGCATTTGGAAAAGTGATTTCTATCCTTGGCGGACCATGGACAGTTGCCATAGCTGCAGCGATTGCAGCCGGAGTTTTGCTCTGGAAAAACTGGGATAAAATCAAAGCCAAGGCAATTGAAATCTGGACATATATTAAAGATTTCTTTTCCAGGACATGGGAGACAATCAAAGAAAAAGCGGATGTTATATGGGGGAATATTAAGACAAACATCCTTAATATTTGGGAAAATATAAAGAATACCGCTGGAAATATCTTTGAAAAAATAAAAACAATTATCTCTAATGTTTGGGAACGGATAAAAACAACTACAGAAAGAACCTGGGAAAAAATCAAAGATTTTATTTCTGACCCAATTGAAAATGCAAAAGAGATAATTGGGGGTGCGCTGGATACTATCCGTGATAAATTTGGAGATGCGTTTGAAGGAATTAAAAACGGGATCAAAAGTCCGATAAATTCTGTGATTGGATTTTTGAACGCTCTCATCCGGGCAGTGGCCAGCTGCGTGAACAGTGTTGCCAATATGCTAAATCATCTAAATATTGACGCTCCCGGGTGGGTAACAGATCTGACAGGGATTACATCTGTGGGATTCAACCTTCCAACCTGGACGCCCGGACAAATTCCATATCTGGCCGAAGGTGGTTTTGTAAAAAGAAATTCCCCTCAACTGGCAATGATCGGAGATAATCGGCGTTACGGTGAAATTGTTGCTCCGGAAAATAAACTCCGTGAAATGGCCATGGAAGCTGTACGGGCAGCAGGCGGATCGGGAATTACCAGAGAAGATCTGGAAAATATCATAAATCGAGCAGTAATGAGAATAGTAGCAGCTTTATCTGATATGGGATTTTATTTGGATAGTGCTCAGATTGCCAGAGCAAACAAGGCGGCACAGGAAATTATGGACATTAGATATAACACAGTGGGGATAGACTGATGGCAGAAAGAAAAATATTATGGTCAGGGAGCAAGACTCTCCCTGCACCAGTGAGTCTGTCGGTAAACGATGAGATTATATGGACTTCCGACACTGGGCGGACACTGGCAGGATATATGGTCGGTGATCCGGTAGCAGAAAAGAAAACAATATCAATTAAATGGGGAATACTTACGGAACAACAGGAAGTATTGATAAAAAATACTTTGGTTCCGGGGTATTTCCCATTTTCATTTCACGATGATGGTATAGATGTAACTATACAGTCATACAGAGGGACTTTATCAAAGGAACAATTAGGATGGATAGATGATACTTTTTATTACAAAAGTGTATCAGTAGACATTATACAGAGGTGATTTCGTGATTCCGACAACAAATGCATACAAAGAGGCAATTAAAGACAACAGGATACTGCATAATCAGGTAAAGATCACCTTTTCTGATGGAAACACAAAAACGGTTGGGGATGCTGGGCTTTTTCAGTTCAGCATTACGGATGAGGTATCGAATACCGGAAGTTTTGACATAGGATCTGCAATCGCGAAGCAACTTGTCATCAGAATTGATAATACAAATGGGTCCTTGACAAAGAAAAGTTTTTCCGGGGCAGAACTCCGTCCAAGATCTGGTCTTGAAATAAATGGAGAAACAGAATGGCTGGACAAAGGAATTTTTTATGCAGAGCCAGGAAAAGATACCGGAGATATTATTACAGTTTCAGCATTTGATAAAATGATATGGTTTGATAAATCATACACAAAGAGCAAATTAAAATACCCTGCAACACTTCGGGAAATTCTTCAGGATGCATGCAGCTGTTGCAATGTTTCTCTTGCGCCCGATACAGCAACGTTTGATAATTCAGATTTTATAGTAAACACCAGACCAGATGATTCTTCGCTGACATTTCGGCAAGTGATTCAATGGGTGGCTCAGATTGCCTGCAAATATGCAAAAATCAATAATTCTGGACAGCTTACTCTTCGGTGGTACCAGACGACTCTCTTGAATCATCAACCTGATGATTTACAAAAAAATGCCGATGTAGTCAAAATGAACTCTTTAAAAAGCGGAAGCCTGATTGAAACAGACGATGTGACCATAACAGGAATACGCGTTACAGAAGAAAATAAAGGCGGAACTTCCGACGCGGATGTTGTTTATCAGTACGGAGAAGATGGGTATGTGCTGGAAATTACAGGAAATCAGCTGATTCAGGAGGGAAAAGGGTCCCAGGTAGCAGAATATCTGGGAAAAAGATTAAATGGGCTAAGTTTTCGTCCTATGAACGTTATTTGTCAAAGTGATCCTTCTGTGGAATCTGGTGACATTGGGCTTGTGATAGATCGCAAGAACAATATGTATAAAACAATCATTACCGGAATCCAGTACAACGGAGGCGGGACACAGACTTTTTCCTGCAGTGCAGAATCGCCGGTAAGAAAAGCTCTGACACGATACAGTGAAGCAACAAGACTTCGTAAAGAATTTCTCAATGGATTATCTCAGAATAAAACAGAATGGGAAAAAGCAATAGAAGATCTGAAGGATGCCATGATTACAGGAAATGGACTATATCCATTTACGGAAACTTTGGAAGACGGAAGCATGATCCTATATTTTGGAGATAAACCGACTCTCCAAGAATCGAAAATATTGATTAAATTCAATGCCGAAGGTTGGGGAATGTCTACCGATGGTGGAAAAACATGGAACATCGGGGCTCTTGTAAACGGTGCTATGATTACAAAAATATTGAACACTATTGGACTGAATGCTGATTGGATTAATGCAGGTGCTTTTGTAGTCAAAGATTCCCGTGGAAATATCATGTTTCGAGCCGATACAGCAACGGGACGTGTGGATATAGTAGCCGACAGTTTTTTGCTTAAGGGCAATACAATCGATGAGATTGCTCAAAATAAGTTAAATACATTTATTAATAATGTATATACTCCTGAAATAGAAAGTATACAGGCACAGGTGGATGGGCAGGTTGAAACGTTTTATTATGATTATGAGCCTACGCTGCAGAATATTCCCGCATCCCAGTGGACTACGGAAGCAGACCGTCAAAAACATATGGGAGATTTGTTTTTTTGGAAGTCAAAAGGATTTTCCTACCGTTTCCTGAAGGACGGTTATACATGGAAATGGCAGCTGGTAAAAGATACGGATGTAACGAAGGCCCTGGCGGATGCAGCTGATGCTTTGGACACAGCTGATTCAAAACGCCGGGTTTTTATATCAACTCCGCAGCCTCCTTATGACATAGGCGATCTATGGGTTCAGGGAAGCAATGGAGATATTATGCGTTGCCAGACTTCCCGGACGTCTGGAAGTTACTCGTCTTATGATTGGGTGAAGGCCAGCAAATATACAGATGATACTGCTTTAAACATCTTTATAAACGGAGAATTTAGACAACAGATTGAAGCACTGGAGCAGCAGACGGATAAAAAAGCGGAAACCTGGTATCAGTCAACGGATCCATCATACAGTTGGAGTACGTCTGAATTAAAGACAGAACATATCGGTGATATGTGGTACAACACCGGAACACAAAAATATTACAGATGGAATGGAAGTTCCTGGGTGGAATTAACTATCCAGCCTCCAAGTTCTGTATTTGACAAAATAGACGGAAAGGCTCAGATCTTTGTATCACGGCCAAATCCTCCGTATCATAAAGGGGACTTATGGATCACTTCCACACAGAACGGTCAGGCAGAAATCAAAATATGCATTTACGAAAGAGAAAGCGGCTATTATAGTGCCAGTGACTGGATTGATACAAAGTATGTGGATATTTCTGATGTCAATGGTGCAATCGACAAATACGATACCAGCCTTGGACAAACAGAAGTATTTAATAAGCTGACCAATGGAGGGCAAAGCCAGGGAATTTATATTCAAAATGGGATGCTCTATATCAATGCGGATTATATTTTATCAGGAACTCTTGCTGGTAAATATATTAATGCAAAGGGAATTAGTGTAAAGAATATTTATAATCAGACAACGTTTTCTATTGACGACAATGGAAATGTAAATATTAATGCCAGTACCTTTAGCCTGTCGGGAAATGCAGTTGCCACGGAATCCTATGTATCCAATAAAACAGCCCAGGTGCTATCTGAAGCTAAGATCTACGCAGACCAGAAAACTGGAAATCTCCTGAAGGGAGCGGATCTCTCTACAGAGAGCTTAAATCAGTACTGGAATACCTCTGGATCTATTATGCAGGGGCAGTCGGATCCGGACGGCGGAACAAAGGCTGTAAGACTGTATGGTACATCTGGAGACTGTTTTATATCTGCCAGGTACAGCAATAATAATCCGGTAAAGGCAAAGGGACAGTATGAGATCCGGGTGTGGCTGAAATCAAATACGTCACGCGCGATCATGGTATCTTTAAACCGTGTCACATACAACTGTGCATTAACCAGCACCTGGAAACAGTTCCGGTTTACCGCCCCGGTCACAACGCCAAACACTCAGGGGTACGAAAACTTTACAATTGGAGGATTTGCAAGCATCGGATCCGGAGCCTACGTCTACGTGTACAATCCTGAAGTGGTACATAGCTATTCGCCGGCGGATATCCTTGCCATGCTTACCAACAATGGCGCCATGGACGGGATTTACATGTACAACAATCAGCTTTATGTTAAAGGCAAGTACATTGATGTGGATGACCTGAAAGCCCTGAATGCGACGATTGGTGGATTTAACATAGGCAATGCATCCATTGCCAATGGATGTACAGGGCTGACATCAAAAACAAAAGGTGTATATATTGGTACAAACGGATTAAGATTTTATTCCAGCGATTCCAATGGACGGGAAAGTAGCTTCACTTTTAATACGTCTAATGGTTCTTTTGCTATTGTTGGGGCAGCTATCAAACTGGGAGATTCCAGACTTTCCTATGATGATGGAGCCTTGACGGTTAAGTATGGTCTGCATGTTTACGCGACCCGCAGCGGTGATTTTGGAGATGGATCCACAGGAGAAATTATTTTTAAAGGACTTCCGGCAACCAGTGGAGGAACACATCTTGTCCGGGAAAGCGGTACTGCGATCATTGCAGCGCTGTCCTCATCATCAAAACGATACAAAGACCATATTGCCATGTTAAAAGATGCTGAAGCAGAGAAGTTGCTGGATATCCCGGTTGTGTGGTTCAAATACAAAGAGGGATATCTGGTAAAGGGGGACCGCTTTGTAGACAAGCCCATGCCGGGATTTTATGCAGAGGATGTTTACCGGGCGTTCCCGGAGTGCGCAATGGTCAATCCGGATACCTCTGTGGAGGACTGGAATTACCGTACATTAATCCCGCCAATGTTAAAACTGATTCAGAATCTATATAAAGAAGTGAAAATCTTAAGGGAGAATAAATCATGAACGAAAGACCATTAGTACTTGTTATGGAAGATGCCAAAAATGTGCTTTTAAATACTGTAATCACAATCAAAGAACAGACCGGTCTCCCATCCTCTATTCTGGATGGGATTGTTTCCGGTATCCTGGCAGATCTGAGAAAAGATTCCTGTAGTGAGATCTCTTTAGCCGCAGCCAGAGAAAGGCAGGAACTGATGAAAAAGGAAGCAAAGAGCGAACCCAAGAAGGAGGAATGACAATGGGAAAGATAACAACAGCGGTATTTGAGCCCGGGAGCACGACTGCCAATGTCTACGGACTGTGGCAGTGGGGTTACGGCCAGATACTCCGGATCCAGGGGCTGCACCTTCCATCCATGGTGGAAATCCATTTTTCCTTGCAGGAAACCGGCGGTGTAGCCCCTATGCGTGTCGGCGTCACCAAGGATGGCGTAACAGATGTAGTAATTCCGGATTCCATGCTGGAAAATGACGGCGCCACATCTGACTATGACATTTTTGCTTTTATTTACTTAACCGATGATACATCTGGCCAGACAGAGTACAAGATCAAGCTGCATGTCAAATCCCGCCCAAAACCGGAAGTCCCCGGCGGCGGAGAAGACCCAGATATCTTTCACGATGCGGTTCAGAGGGTAAAAGAATCCGCAGATAAAGCCGCGGAATCAGAGCGTCAGGCGGAAGGCTGGGCACACGGTCGGGAAGATCTCCCGGAACGGGCGCAGGACAACGCAAAGTATTATGCCGGAAAGACTGCTGGGGATGCTGCTCAGACAGCGGAAGACCGTAAGGAAGTAGAAAAACTGGTGGAAGACGCTGAAAATACCCTGGCAAAACTGAGTGAAGAAAATACAGATGCAGCGCATAATATAGAAACTCTGGGCGATAAAATCTCGACAGCGAACGGTTTAAACATAAAACTGGAAAAACAGACACAGATTGCCAAAGAAGAAGTTACCTCTCTTGAAACAGCAGTGCAAGCAGCAAATGAAACAAAAAATAGTCTTGAAGGCAGCATAGAAGAATCGGATACTGCTAAAGAACATCTGAACCTGAAAATACAAGAATCCAAAGGTACAGTAAAAAATATGCTGGAAACCAAGGAAAATCTGGAACAGATTGGAAATGAGGCTGAAAAAATCAAGGATACTTTAACAACAGCCATAACAGAATCAGGGACTGCAATAACAAAGGTGAATGAGGCTATTAAAAATGCTGGTACAGCGGTAGAAGAAACTGTTGCTGCCACAAGTGAAACAAAAAAGGCAACGGAGTCGGCGCAGTCAGCAGAAAGCAAGTTATCTCAGTCTACCGCAGATGCAGAAGAGCTGAAAACGGCTCTGGATCAGGCAGTGGGTGGCGTTGCTCAAGATACAACCGCCGAAGAGATTCTGAAAATTTTACAAAAGAGCGCTGATTATATGGCACAGATTGCTGAGAGCGCAGGTAAGGCTGGAAGCCTGAACGGATTCGGATTAAATCTGCTGGAAGATGGTTCAGTATCATTGACATACTCAGATCCAGATACCGGTGAACTTCAAGACAGTGCAGTCTTTCCGAAAGAAACGACATTGGCTGCGCTGGACAAAGCTCTTGGAGAAATGAATGAGAACTTGAAAAGCATTGCATTAAGAGAAGGAGGTACATTATAAAATGGCACTTGATATTATGACAGAGGGCACTCTGAAAAGGGTACTGGAAAAAACACAGCTACAGAACGCATATTTGGCGGCTATCGCTGGTGCTGACCCCGGAACCGTTACAGTTTCCGGATGGGACAGTGTATCGGAAATTGTAAGAGCGGGATTGGCACCGAAGATTTTTAATATCGGAGATCAGTTTATTTGTCCCTGGGTGGATAAAGCTACTGAAAAGGCATACAGCTGGGTATGGGATATCGTACACATGGGGCAAGTGACTTTGGAAGATGGAAGAGAAGTTCCTGGGATGTATCTGCAGGCGCATTATCTCACACCGTTTGCTATTCAATTTGACCATGAAGAAAATGAGAGGGCTACAGAGCCTACTTTTTCTGGGGACTATTCATATTACATGAAAAACCCAGACGGTTCATATAAGTTGGAAGAGGTTGTTGTAGGACAGCAAATCCCAGCAGAAAAGGAATACTATCATTCCGCTATCAAGGATACGTCTGGAAATATTTGCCAGTGGGGATACAATTGTTGGAGTCATAGCGCAATAAGACAGTGGCTTAATTCTGATTCTGCGGAAAAAGGGAACTGGTGGAAAGCCCAGCATCTTGGGGATGTAGCGCCAAACGAATTGAAGAACAGAGCTGGATTCCTTAGTGGATTTGAGCAGGATTTCATTGACGTTATCAAAAAAGTTAAGATTCGCACACAGCTCAATACGATTACAGATAAAGACATTGGAACTGACGAGGAAACAGTAGACCTGATGTTTTTGCCATCTAAAGAGCAGCTATATGGAACGTTAGAAGGCTCTATCTACAACGACGAAGCATTTGAATATTACAAGCAGGTGGCTGGCTTTGAAGCTCCAAACAACGGAAACAGCACTGGAAGAATTAAGTACAAGCTAGATGCTCAGACGTCTGCCGACTGGCAACGGCTGCGTTCCCCGAGTCGAGGCTACTCGAGCAACACTTGGTATTGTACCAACGCCGGCAACCTCGGCCACACCCCCGCATTCATCGGCGGTCGGTGCGCCCCGGCTTGCGTAATCGCATAAATCTTTAAAATCCACGCCTCGGAAGAGGTGTGGGATAGAAAGGAACAAAGAAAATGTCAGTACCGGAAGGAAAAAGGACGAAATCAAAATTTGAAGTGATTGTAAAAGCTAGAAACATAGTAGTGCATACAATCAAAATTACATCGAATGAGAAAGTATTTCCGAAGCGGTATCGTTGGAGCTTTACCGGCAAGCTGGTAGATGAAACCGTTGATATGTACAAGAATTTATTCTTTGCAAATTCTATCCGGGTAGTTTCAAAAGAGGATAAGATTCTAAGAAGGCAATATCAAGTGAAAGCCCTGGCTCAGACTTACAGTATTCTCGCTATGATTCAGATAGCATATGATCTATTCGGACTAAGTACGGATAGAGTGAAATATTGGACAGAACTGCTCATGGAAGAACAGAAACTTATAAGAGATTGGAGGGACAGCGATTCGTCCCGGTATAGAAATCTTTAAAAAGTGAATATATGGATACAAGCTATGAAGCGCTCGGAGGCTGCGTTCCCCGAGTCGAGGCTACTCGAGCAACACTTGGTATTGTACCAACGCCGGCAACCTCAACAACAACGCAATCAACAGCGGTCGGTGCGCCCCGGATTGTGATAACGTGAGATTTAGTAACCTGAAAAGGCGAAAACAGTACATATCGCAAGGAGTTTGTAGTCAGCCGTAAGGCGAACAACACTGTTGTGATGCTGTTTACATATTTTGTGTAAGTACAGCTATAAACACCGCAGAAGGAGAAAAGAAAAATGAATAATGAACATCCGGAAGTAACAGGGTACGAAGCCCTTTACAGGTCGATGATGAAATGCAAGAAGGGCGTAATGTGGAAAGACAGTACAGCCCATTTTTGTTTGAATGGACTAACAGAAGTAATGAAGCTGGAATAGTCTTTGATAGACGGAACATATAAAGAACGTCCCGGAAGGACTTTTACAGTATACGAACCTAAGAAAAGAGATATTTTAAGTATCAGCTTTCGGGATCGTATTTACCAAAGAAGTCTGAATGATAATGCGGTTTATCCCATGATGGCGAAATCGTTTATCTATGATAACTGTGCGTGCCAAAAGGGAAAAGGAACTGATTTCGCAATGAATAGATTAAATGCACACCTTCAGCAGTATTACCGAAAGTTCGGTAAAGATGGATGGGTGCTGCAATGCGACATAAAAGGGTATTATCCCAATATGCCACACGAGGTTGCCAAAAAGAAATTCGCAAAACACTTGGATGAGTGGACATTTGCGGAAGTGGAAAAGATTCTTGACAGGTTCGAAGGAGATATAGGGTTCAATCCAGGTAGTCAGCTAATACAGATTGCCGGTATATCGGTGCTTGATGAAATGGATCATTTCATCAAAGAGAAGTTGAGGGTTAGACATTACCTGCGGTATATGGACGACTTTTTACTGATAAGCGATGACAAAGAGTTTCTTCGGAACTGTTTAGAAAATATAAAAGAATATTTGAAAGAAAGGGGGTTCGAATTGAATGAAAAAACATCTCTTTACAGGATAAGCCAGGGAATTAAGTTTCTTGGCTTTCGTTTTATCTTGACGGACACCGGAAAGGTTATCCGACTGATAAAAACAGAGAGCGTAAAGCGTGAGCGAAGAAAGCTCAGAAAACTTGTCCGATTAGCAAAGAAAGGCAAATTAACCAGGAAGAAAGTAGATCAATGCTACGAATCCTATAAGGCTCATGCAAGAAGAGGAAATACCTGGAAAATGATTCGTAGGTTGGACGAGTTTTACGAAAACTTATGGAAGGAGGACTGACTATGCAGTGGGTAAAGTTGGAAGGTAGCTTGCAGGACAAGGCGAAAATTGAATACTTAGAGTCGCAGATAGCAGAGCAAAAAGAAAGCATTGATCTGTTAAATGCGTGTATGCTGGAAATGTCAGAACTGGTTTATGCGTAGGATTTTTAAGAAAATTGTACGCATTGCAAGAAAGTGTATTTTATTAACAACAACATTTTTATTATTTGGAAAGGAAGGAAAGAATATGATGGCAAAATTATGGGCAATCGAAATTATGACACAGGAGACTATGGAAGCAGCAAAAGAGGTTTACGGAAGAGTTCCTCGTCTGCTCAAGGAAAAGGTCAAAACTATCTTGATTGAGTCTGGTATGGAGGAAATCACACAGGAGTAATATGTCTAAGCTAAAAATCATTGCAAGACTGTGGCCACACATTACAGATCTTCAGCTATATATCGCCGGTAATCGGAAGAAAAGCCTAGAGCAGATTGAGAAAGAGCTGGATGTTACTGAAATGTTTTGCAGACCATATGCAGATACAGATGATGTAGAGGAGGCATGAATGGAAAGAAGAACTATAAGAGCTGAGCCTGGGAAACTGGGCTCAAAAGGAGGGAAAGAGTGGAAGCGTTTTTAGAAGCCTTCGGTGATCTGACACTCGGTATGATAGCTGTTTTAATAGCAGCTATTATTTTTATGTGGAAAATTTATAAAAAGGTGGAAGAATATTTCGTCAAGAAATATGAAGCTGAGGCTGAAAAAGAAAAGCAGATGCAAGACATTCTGCAACAGGTTCAGCAATATCCGCAGTGGCGTCAGCAGAGTATTGAAAGGCAGAAAGAGTTTGCCAGTGAGATTGACACCCTTAGTAATACACAGAAAGAAATTATAAAAGAGTTGAAAGACATCGAAGAAAGAAGGAAGAAGACAAAGAGAAACGAGCTTAGGGACAGACTGCTTCAGAGTTTTCGGTATTACACCAGCAAAGAGAAAAATCCATTACAGGCATGGTCTGAAATGGAAGCGGATTCATTCTGGAGAATGTTTGGAGATTATGAAGAAGCGGATGGCGATGGACATATGCATACGACAGTACAGCCCCAAATGAGATTGCTGGAAGAAATTCCGATGAATGAGGAAGAAAAGATAACAGAACTCATGCAGAGTCGGAAATAACATAAGCAGTAAAAAGGCTTTTAACGGCTTTTCTGCATTTAGGCAAACAAAATCCTCACGCGGGGGAATACAAACCAATCCAGAACCTATACGGAGTTCACAGGGCTATTATAGAGCCACAGAGAGGAGATAATATGGAGTTATTAGAAATTTTAAAACAGGTACCTGCACCGGTATTATTAATCGCAGTGCTGGTCATTTTGGCAGCGACAGTGGTGATTGCATTTCAGTATCTGAAACAGAAAGGGTTAGACGGCATCCGGGCGGATGTGTATCAGTTGATCTTGAAAGCTGAGCATATGTACCGTGAATCTGGAACCGGCAAACAGAAATTTGAATGGGTTATTCAGCAGGCCAGAGGATTGCTGCCAAAGTGGCTGCAGGTCTTTGTAACAGAAAAAGCGCTTAAAGAGATTGTCCAGAACTGGTTTAATGGAATTAAAGACCTGTTAGACGATGGTAAAATTAACCAGTCTCAGAAATGATACAAGAGGAGCGGAAACTCCTCTTTTCTGTAGAAAGGAGAACAAATGAACAGTAAGAATATTGATGTTTTGAGAAAAATCTTATATGCTGTAGAAACCGGCGGTCAGGTATACGGAAAGCAGAGATATGATGCTTTTATCGGAGCTGGAGCAAACACACCGAATGAAAAGGCGATTACCATTGGAGCTGGTCAGTGGTATGCCGGGGAAGCCAAACGGCTTCTGCAGGAGATCCAGAGAGCAGACCCGGCCCAGTTTAAACGTCTGGATACTCAGGGTATCGCAGACGATCTGTTACATAAAAACTGGTCCAGATACGCAATCTCTCCTACGTCTGCAAAAGCAAAGTGTATTATCAAGATTATCTCCTCACCTGTTGGGATTAAATCCCAGGATAAGCTGATGGATACCCAGATCAGAGAGTATGCAGAGAGCATTACAAAAACTTACGGATCCATGCCCGATACAGCTATGATGGAGTGCATCAATATTATTCACCAGGGTGGAGCTGCGGCACTGAAAAGGATTCTGGCTAAGACGGCAAAACCTTATACATCTGAGCGGATTTATGCGGCTCTTTGCACGGATCCGGCGGATAAGAGTAATAACAATCAGGTAGGGGACTATACCACCCGCCAGAAAAAGGTGATCGAGATGATCCGGACATATGCAGTAGAGGAGGAAACCGGCATGACAGCAGCAGAAGCAATTAATGCAGTGATTGGAATTGCAGAAGAAGAGATTGGATATCTGGAAAAGAGATCCAACAGTCAACTGGACAGCAAGACGGCCAACGCAGGCAGCGGTAACTATACAAAATATTGGAGGGACATCGCTCCGTCTTATCAGGCACAGCCATGGTGCGCGGGATTTGTATCCTGGTGTTTTTACAAAGCATTTGGTCTGGCAGCAGCAAAAAAGCTTCTGAAGCACTGGCCTTATGTGTATTGTCCGGACTTTGGAAATAAATTTATCAAGTACGCAAATCCGAAAAAGGGAGATATTGTCATTTTTTACCGCAACGGCACATTCGCGCATACTGGAATTGTCACAAAGGTATCAGGAGACCGCTTCTGGACCATTGAGGGCAACACCAGCGGAGCATCCGGAATTGTTGCCAATGGTGGAGGCGTGTGCGAAAAAGCTTATTATAACAGTCAGCTTCCGGGAACAAAGTTCTGCCGCCCGGACTACAGCATTGTAACCAATATCATCCCGGATAACGGATCCGGAGATCATACTACAGGAGGTCATTATATGTTTGAGCCGAAAACAGTAAAAAAGGGAGACAACGGATTATCTGTATTACTGCTTCAGGAGATCCTGATTGCAAGGGGCTTTAAAGGTAAGGATGGCAAGCCTCTTACCCTGGACAGAGCTGCAGGTACCAATACGATTCACGCCCTGAAAAAGTATCAGGAGAGCCGCAAGGGCGTTCTGGAAGCAGACGGTATCTGTGGAGACAAGACATGGAGAGATCTGATTGCTTTGTAA